TTACAGGAGCTTCTTCAAATATTCCTCGTATTCGTAGGGGATACCAATATCCCGGGTCTTGTAGTACCGCAGGAAATCCACCGGGAATTTAAACTCCCCATCATCATAGAAGCCAGAATTAAACTCTTCTCCTGTAAACATATCATAGGATCTAACGGACGCCAGCCAAGCCCCCAACGACTCGATATGCTTGATCACCGCCTGCTTATCAATGGTGTTCTTATAGGACAAAAAATCCTCATATTTGTCTGTAACATGGCTATATGGCTGGCCTTCCCAGAAGCCGAACGATTTTATTCCATAAATTGTTTTCATTTTATCCGCCTTCTTTCATTTGGTTTGTAAGGAATCATTTCACCATCCCCATAATCTCCAATTTTTGTATTACCGTCTTTATCGATATACAACGTCTTATTTGGCGCTTCCACCGTCACACCCAACGCATTGGCCAGTTCCTCCGCAAAGCAGTATCCGCCATCCACCTGTAACCCCGTAGAGCAGCTCAACAGCCGGATATTTTCTCCGTGGTAGTTGGGATTATTGAAAGCTCACTTCTTTTCCTAAAAAAGATTCGGTCGATTCAACAGCGATACAATTTTGTGCGTCATAAACAGGAACAGGCTTATACTTTTTGCCGTCTATTACAAAATAAGTATAGTCCTTTTTCGGCAATTCTCCGTCCAATTTCAAAAGTTTATACTTACTGACAGAGAATTCATATATGACTTTCCGCATCATTCTTTTCCTCCGTTATACTCTTTCAGCAGGTTTTTGTAGTATTCCAACTCTCTTTTTGCCAAATCTACTTCATTTCTGGGCACATGGTATTTCCCTGCATTTTGGATAATATATTCTTTCGCATCTATCTCGTTTAGATATGTTCTAAGCGGCTCTCCCTTGTCATCATTTATGCCTTTACGATTTTGCATAAAGTGATAAGTTTCTTCCAAAACTTCACCAATTGTCGCATCCGCCCGGAACATTAAGACATCGCCTATTACCGACGCAGATGCTCCAACATGTTTTAAATGTGACTCAACTTCCTGCGTCCCACGAATAATTGTCGCCCCATTTTTTCGGACTTCAATTGTTAAATCATCAAATCGCTTTTGGCTGAGTGGTTTAAAATCCCGCCGTTCATCACTATCCTGTTTAAACATTTCAACCGTTTTCATTATATCATGGTTTTTTGCGTTTTCAACGGCATTTTGACCTTCTTCGTTTTGACTTTCCTTTGTATTCGCCGCAGCTTCCGCCTGCTCCCGCAAGACCTCCGCATCCTGATACACCCTTGAACCCTTTTCGTCATAGCCCAGAAGCACATAGGTTTTTCCGCCCACTGTTACATTCTGCCCCGTGGCATCCTTTACCACCGCCCGGCCATCCCAGCCGACCTTAGGCCTCCCTCTGACGAGGGAGGTGGATTCGCCGTCAGGCGAAGACGGAGGGAGAGATTCATCCCTCGCAATTATCTCTCCCCCAGTCTTTTGCTCTGCAAAATCCAGCCCCCTCGTCAGAGGGGGCCTTTTCCCATCCACCGGCGCTTTTACGCCCTTGACCGCATCTTTTCCTTCCGTCAGGAACGCCGTCCCTCCCGTAGGGGCGATTCACGAATCGCCCGCCAACGCTCCCTTCTTCCCGTAGGGGAGGGTCTTGACCCTCCCGCAAAGCCCTCCCCGGGCATCAAAAAAGCACCTTGCTTTCGCAAAGTGCTTTAAATAACCCGCTCTATCTCATCCCGGGTTATTTCTTCTGTATCGGTATCCCCGTTTCTGTCAATATCCGCAATAAAGGCTTCACCGTCATCAAAAATCTCTACAATATAAGCCTTATGGCCGCTTTTCAGCAACACTCTGTCATACAGTTCAATTTTCATTTTGTTGCCTCCTTTTCTGTGACATAAACACTTGTTAAACGTAGTCCTTCTCCATCCCGGATCCAAGCCGTTAGTACATTTGCACTTTTCCCGTTTGGTCCCTTCAGCTTCATGATATGTTCGTATCGCATACCATGCCCAAGATCTCCCTTTTCTACAAATTTACGTGTATCTATGTTTTCTTTGATATTTAGCATCAAATCCTCATAGTTGTTCAGATCGTACCCCAACGCCTTTCTAAAAGCCTCTGCCTTATCTGGGCATTTCATTGGATCTAACGAATACTTTATAAGCTTTTCTTTGGGAAGTGTTCCATTAAAACGAGCTCCGTTTTTATCTGTGTCTATTTTACCATCATTTAAAAATTTTGCAACATCTTCTTGATCAACTTTTCTATCTACTCTCTGCTCCGGTTCTGTCTCCCCTTTCCGGGATTCCTCAGTCTTTGCAGTTTCTTCATCTTCTGTCTCGCTTTTCGCCACAGCTTCCGCCTTATGCTCCGCTTTCAAAACCTCCGCGTCCTGGTACACCGGGGAACCTTTTTCATCGTAGCCTAAGAACTCGTACTTCTTTCCATCCATGTTAATGCTTTTTCCCGTGGCATCCTTTACCACCGCCCGGCCGTCCCAGCCGATCTTGCCGATGTTGCTGGCATTTGCCGACGTTTTCGCGCTTTTCACCGCGCCCTTTCCTTCCAGCAGCACGGTGGTGATGGCGGTCAGCAGAGAGTTGTACGCAAACTCCTCCCAGTTCGGTCTTTCCTGCTTGATGTGGGTGGTTAGCTCTTTGTACCAAGGCCCAAGAATGGCCTGCAGGTTCTCTTCTCCTACCTCCGCAAGCACCTTGCCACCCAGCTTAATGGCCACCTTGCCCAGAATGTTGTCCACCTTGTCTACCAGCTTGTTGAGCACATCATCGGTGAACTTGCCGCCCAGCTTGCCGATACCGCCCAGCAGATAGGAAAGGCCCGCTTCCGAACAGCCGATCAATGCCGCGTAGTTTCCCGCCTGACTTTTGCTGTAGCCCTCGTTGATCATCTCCGTGTAGGCGTTTCCTGCCGCGTCAACGCCTCCCAGCGCCGCACCCAACAGGGGATTGACGGTGCCTGCCACCAGCGCCGGCGCCATATTTCCGGCACTGTAGGCCAGATCATACCCCCACTGCCCCAAAGAACTGCCCAAAAACTTCGGGCCGTTGTCCGCCAGATCTTCCCGCACCATATCGGAAAGATATTGGGTGGGACTTGTGGGTATGTATTCGTCATTTCCCGTCACCGCGTTCCATGCGCCCTCTACACCGTCCAAAACCCGTTCAAACCCAACACGGCTGCCGTAGGCCATCTCCGACAGAGTGTTCCCCTGAAAGCTTTGGAATTCCTTCTCCGCCTGCCGGTAATTCAGCAGGTTGGAGATGGATATGTAGTAGGACTCCGCCATTTCTTCTCCGCCGGTATTGAAATGGTAGTGGAAGATCTTCTTTTCTTCCTCCGTCATGTTGGCATATCGGCCGTAAATATCCCTCTGGGTATCATACCAATCGTCATCCGTCTCCGGCGGATGGCTCATTTCTTCAAAATCCGGGTTGTTCACGACCCCCGCAAGCTGTGTCCATTTCTGCTCCCGCTTGGCGGTGTTGTAAAACTGCTCCATTGTGGAAAAGGCCTCTTCCATCCTAGCCATACTGCCCCAGGGCTGGGTAAGCCGGGCAAGCTGCGCCTTTAGAGACTTCTCCGCTGCCACGGCTTCCTCGGTGGTTGCGTAGGCATAGGGGTTGAAAGAGGCGATCTGGTCTTGGATCCGGCGGGCATTTTCCAGATATCCCCGAAATTCCTCTATTTCCTCCGAAAGCCCGGTAAGGTCCACCCCGGCCTGTAAAGCAGAAGACGTTTGGGCCGGGTGGGGCTGTGGCAAAGGAGCTTCCCCCGCCAATTCCGGCGCCAAAGCCGCCTTGGGAACTTCCTGTTTCGGCTGATTCACCGGTACAGACTTTACCGTTTCCGTTTTCGGCTGTGTCACCGCCACCGTTTCCGGCGCTAAGACTGCCTTAGGCACTTCCTGCTTTGGCTGATTCACCGGTACAGACTTTACCGTTTCCGTTTTCGGCTGGGTCGCCGCCACCGTCTCCGGCGCCAAGGCTGCCTTGGGCACTTCCTGCTTTGGCTGATTCACCGGTACAGACTTTACCGTTTCCGTCTTCGGTTGGGTCGCCGCCACCGTTTCCGGCGCTAAGGTCGCCTTGGGCACTTCCTGCTTTGGCTGCGCCGCTGTCGCAGATCTTACCGTCTCCGTTTTCGGCTGTGTCGCCGCCACCGTCTCCGGCGCTAAGACTGCCTTAGGCACTTCCTGCTTTGGCTGGGCCGCTGTCGCAGATCTTACCGGCTCCACCTTCGGCTGCGTCACCGTCACCGGCTGGGTTTTCACCGGCTGGGTTTTCACCGTTTGGGTCTTCGGCTGGGCCGCTCCCCCAACACTGGACACGCCCGCCGCCCCGGCGGCAGCCGTCTGCTTTGGCAAGCTATTTACCGTAGACTTCGCCGCCGAAGTCGCACCTTCCTCAAATAAACCCACGGCGTAGCTCTTCGCCGTGGGGTTTAACGAATCTTTTCGCATATGTTTCCTCTCCTCACACCCACTTGATAGGGCCGCCTACCAGGGCCTCCACTGTCAACGTCTCCAGACTGAACCGCCTGGGAGAGGAAAATTTCAGCCGCAGATCCTTAAACTTCTTCTTTTTCACCCGGAATACCGCCGCATCGGTCAAACCGTCAAATTCTCCCACCGGCGTCCAGTCCGGATCGTTATTGGTCTTGGCAAGAATCCGCAGCTGCTGCCCCGCCGCCTCCGCGATACAGGGCCGCCCGTCCAGGCTCTTCCAACGCCCGGGCTGCCCGAACTTGTCCAGTGGTGTTGTCCACCAGCTTTCCACCGCCGCATTTTCCCCGGTAAGGGTGTACAGTCCCTCCTCCGTTCCCAGATACAGCACCCCATCCACCACGGCGGTGCTTAATATCTTCTTTTCCAGCTTCCAGTAGTAGAATTCGTACTCCTTCCGCCCCTCCAGAGTATGGGTCTGCCGGGAATCCGCCAGATACACCTTGTCTTCCACAAAGATCAGCAGATACCCCTCCCACTGGGCCAGCAGCATATCCCGGTAGCCCGGCTCTGCCAGAAGCTTTCTGTCTACCAGGGAGCTGCGGTGCACAGCCGCCTGCTGGCTTGTGATGGTGCCGGTCATTGCTTCCATACCCCGGCTGCTGAAAAACACCATATCGTCCAGAAAATTGATCGCCTTGCCGATACAGCCCACCGCCACACCGGCGTGGACGCTGGGATAGATCTTGCCGTAATCCGCATCCAGCGTGGGGGTGTGATAGAACACCGTTGCCCCGCCCTTTCCCGGGGCCCGAAAGACCCAAAGGGCATTGTTGCCCGCCGCCATGCCGGTGATGGGGGCGTTGTCCAGTCCCTCCCGGTAGTAATCCTGACAGCTGAAATAGGTAGGATCCTGTAAACTGCTGTGGCGCAGGGTGTTGGGATTTTCCGGATCTCCCGCGAGGAAGACCCGGTTGTCAAATACCTGGGCCATGGCGCAGCGCAGAACCAGCTCCCGGTTCCCGGGAACACACTTTTTAAATTGGATGGATACGTTGTCCTGCTCCGTATTTTTCGGCGCCTGTTCCAGGGTCACGATGCCCTTTTCCCAGTCCACAGAGGAAACCGCTGCCGCTTCTCCGTTCACCGTCACCTCCGGGCGGTAGTCTGCATCGATGTTTTCCATATCCAAATGAAACGCCACACATTCCCCGTCCCCCACAAAGGTATTGATCCGGTAGTCAGACAGCAGATTCCCATCCTCCAGCGCTGTGCCGTCCCCGGCAGGACTTCTGCCGATGCTGGTGGTTGGGATCCGGCCCTCCACCGGGGAAAGGGTGTTGCCGTCGTAGCATAGATAGTGCTCCCCGTCTAAGAAATACCACTTGTCCCCAAAAGCAAAGCCGCAGCTTTTCCCTGCCGCCAGGCCGCTGCCCAGTTCCTGGATCTGACCGTGGCTGACCCGGTAGAGCGTCTGCCCGCTGTGGACCAGAAGACTGCCGCCAAAGCCGTAAATGCCGTAAACCGGCTGGGAAAAGGGGGTATGCAGCGCCATGCCGGGGCGGGTGCGGATGCTGTCGGTATGCCGGTAGCAGCGCCACATATTCAAACTGTCCGGGCTTCGCTGCAAGCTGATCTCCTCTCCCCGGAAATCCACGCCCCGAAAGCCGCCGTACAGCCGTCTTACCGTTGCCATCAGACCTCCACCCCGCCTTCCACCCGGATGCCGCCCAGGGCGTACCGGGAATCCAGCCGCCGGAGCATGGATTCATACCGGTCCGCGTAGATCTTTCCGTAATTGGCGGTGGCATCGCTTTTCAGAAGATCTGCCGCCGCCCCATAGGGCAGCAATTCCAGACAGTCAGGACTAAGCGCCAAAGAAGCGCTGTCCTCGGTCTGCCGGGTGATCCTATCCGGATACACGAAGCACTCTATTTCGGCAACGCCGTCCTCCCGGATCTCCAAAACCGACCCCTCGGCTCTGGGGATGTAAGATACCCCGGTAACGCTGCCCAGCTGATAAACCTCCGCCCCGCAAACCTTGCCGATGGCGGCAAAATCCAAAAGCTCCCCGGCCTTTACCGGAAGATACAAAAATTTAGGCAGCTTTTTCATCCGTGCCAGCTCAAACTGAAGCTGGTCGATCACGTGATTCAGCTTCCCGGCAATGTCCGGATCCTCCGTGAGAAAGGCGCTGTCGGGACTTCCCTCCTCTATCAATGCCAAAATCTTTTCTTTCATTTCAAAAAGTGTCATAATCTATTCTCCTTTCCTTCCTTTCCTCCCCGCAGAAGCTCTGCGCAGAGGAAAATAAGCAAACCTTCCCCCAAACCTTCCCCCCAAGGGGGAAGGTGCCCCAGTCCGCAGACTGGGGCGGATGAGGGATCACAAAAAAAGCCTCCCTCTGATGAGGGAGGTGCCCCGAAGGGGCGGAGGGAGAGATACACCTCCTTACCCCCTACGAAAAAGGGGGCAAGGAGGTGTCACAAAGAGAATCAGCCAGCCAGAGGTACCTTGACCACCTGGATGCGGTCCTCGTCGATGACCCGGGCACCGAAAGCGTCCAGACCCCGTACGATATCCTTGAACCGCTTCTCGGCTCGCAGCGCCTCCACCTCGTTGATCTGGCCCACAAAGGCGATGGCCTTCTTGCCGCGAACGTCGCAGTAGGCGTAGTTTTCGTCCTTGGCCATGTTGTTGGACATGACCACCTGGAACTCATCGTACATACCCACAATGCCCTTCTGGATGTAGCTGGGGTTGTCGGTGGACAGGGTGATCAGACAATTCTTGAACACGTTGTACACCGCGGGGGTGATCTCAATGACACCCTCCTCGTCGAAGTTGCGTTCCCGCAGGGTCACGATGGCGTCGTCAATGGCCTTCTTCACCGCCTCCTGGGTCAGCGCCTCAGCGGTGGTGACGTTGCCGGTAATGCCCTTAATGAGCTCGGCAACGTAGCTGTCACGCTTGACCGCCAGACCGTGAACGGCCTTCTGCTGATACCGCTCCTTCAGACCGGGAACAGACTGGGCCTTGTCCACGTCATCGACGTAGAAAGCGAAATAGTTGGCCTGATCCACATTCAGCACCTGGCTCTTGTCCTCCATCTCCTCGATGGTGATGTCCTGGGTGCCGTCATAGGCGGCGATGGTGGGATCGCCCACGCCCAGGATCTTGACGCTCTGGGCATACTGACAGTCGCCCTCGAAATCCCGCAGGCAGCTGTCCACCAGCTTGCACTTCAGCTCCAGGTCATCCTGGATCTGCTTAGACCACACGGTCTGAATAAAATTGTTTACTGCCATAAAAAATCATCCTTTCTTGTGTTTGGCATACATTTTTTTGCCGCCGGAAACCCGGCAATGACACCCCTTTCCCCCCTCTTTGGGGGATGCTGGGAAATAAAAAATGCCGCCTCCCGGCGACACCTGTCTTCTTGCCATTTTCCTTTTTCCGGCGGCTATCTATTTGCTACCATGTCTCCATGGAGCGCACTACAGCCTGGTAGAGCCGGGGATTCCTGTCGAAATCATCCCTGGTAAATTTTTTGGCTTCCTCACAGGAATAAAACTCCTTCTCTTCCGGCGCTATGGTGTGCTTCACAGAGCCCATAGTCTCAAAACAAGGTTTTTCCAATTCTTTTCCCTCCCTCCATATTTCCCCTCACCCAACCACCATTTCCCCCGTAGGGGCGATTCACGAATCGCCCGTAAACCTTCCCCTTGAGGGGAAGGTGTCAAAAATCTTTGATTTTTGACGGATGAGGTGGTCTGCAACGCAGCACTGCCGCCCCTTTTCGTAGGGGCGATTCACGAATCGCCTGTAAACCTTCCCCTTGAGGGGAAGGTGTCAAAAATCTCTGATTTTTGACGGATGAGGTGATCCGCAACGCAGCACTGCCGCCCCTTTTCGTAGGGGCGATTCACGAATCGCCCGTAAACCTCCCCCTTGAGGGGAAGGTGGCAAAAATCTTCGATTTTTGACGGATGAGGTGGTCTGCAACGCAGCACTGCCGCCCCTTTTCGTAGAGGAGGGTCTTGACCCTCCCGCCACGCCTTCCCCTATCCCTTAGGGACCGTCCCCCGGCGACACCAACATGATCAATTCCCCGGCAGCTCCCGCTGGCCGCTGGCGGTGCCGTTGTAGACCTCCACATTCTGCAAAATGGCCCGCAGCCGGGCCTGTTCCTTAGAAACCTGCCGTTTCTCCCGAAAGGCCCGGACCGAACCGCCCCGGGCTGCCCGATCTGCCCCCAAGGCCACCCCCGCCCCCGCCAGGAAGCAGAGAATAAACCCTAAAATCAACGTGATCTCCATAAAATTCCTCCATTCTTTTCCCTTCCACCCACCTCCGTAGGGGCGATTCACGAATCGCCCGCCAACGCCCCCTTTTCCCCGTAGGGGAGGGTCTTGACCCTCCCGCCAAACCTTCCCCCGGGCATCAAAAAAGCACCTTGCTTTCGCAAAGTGCTTTACTTCAAAATATGCTTTTCAAATTCCTCCGGCAGACGCAAATTGTATTTATCTACATAATACGCCAGAGTATTCCACCACATATATACACCATC